GGTGTAGACAGTCGGATATTTCAAATGCAGCGTATACTTATCCGATAGCTTTAACAAAAACGCCTCGGGGTCGGTGTTAATGTGCTCCACGGGAATTTCGGTGAGGTTGATGTTGACGGGTGTGCGCGCACCACATTCAATATCATCTCCGTTGGGTTTGTTATGGCACACATATACGGGGGTTGCAATTTCTCCCACGCTGCGGGCGCGTAGCTGAAGCAACAAGTATTCAATATCAAAATAGGGCGCTAATCGAGGATCAACCTCATCGTTAGAACAGTTTTTAATAATTTGAGCAATCGCTTCAATGTGGTCATCATAATTGTCGGATTCTTGTGCCATAAGCAACAATTTTTCTTCGCGCACTAAAAACGGGCGAAGATTCACAATTTTTCCAGATGACGGCAAAGTAATAGGGAACGCATACGTATCGAGCACGGGTAATTTCATAACTGAACCTCACACATTAAGTAGATGGACGAGAAATTGAATGAAAGTATTCAAAAGTAACCGAAAGTGTTGCTGGAGTATCTTGTGACTCCCACGATGTATTAAACCCCCCGATGGCTTGCGGCCACACCTCGAAATACTTAACTGAGATGATAGGGTTAATTTCTTTATCAATGCCGCCAGGGCTTATGTGCGGACTATAAATTTCAAACGTTGCGTCTGTATGGTAGTTATCATAATATTCAATCGCAAAAAATGTAGAGTCTGATCGCGAGCCTTGTGCAGCTTCGTTTGCTCCCCATCGTGCTCCAGCAATTTTTTCTTGCCATAGCGTAAAGATGTTGAAAATAGATTCGGCTTCTTGTGGCGTCTGCCCCATCAAGAAAAATTCAATTGTCAGAGGACCGAAAATTTGTGTGTGGGCGTGCTTGCGTGTCGGTCCAATATAGCTAAACTCTTCAAATGTAGCAAGGGAATAGCCAGGCGTGCTGACGGATTTGGCCATCAATCCATTAGCACAGAGTGCCCATGTTGGAGAATTTGCCGTAATACCGGCAGCTTGTAATACTCCAGGCACCGCGTTGAGCTTAAATACACCCCGCCCCTGACTGGCATAGTATGCCGTTTTTTGAAAAAACGCGTTAGGATCGAAGAGATTTGCCATATGGATATTTAGTTCCGCCCGTTATAAGCTCTTGAGGTTTTTCCGGCTTTCGTTCCATACGCGAGTTTGGGTCGTGTTCATAAACCGCTCACTCGGATACGCGAGTGCGACCGCCCACTCCAACGGTGAGATAAACACCATGCGACTTTTGATTTGTGCAAAGCTATATCGCTTGAGGGTCGGGTATTTGCCGACCATTCGCCGACGCTTCAGTTTTTCATAGGTCAGATAAATGAGACTCATCTGTTGCACGGGTAACGGCACAATCAGGGGCATCATCGCTTCAAACAACGCAAACCGCAGCTTGAGGGGTAGGTAATGAAAGTTCATGCCAAAAATACCCTTGTTGTCTTTCTTGAGGGCCAGCATCAGCGGATAGCGATCATACTGGTCCACCGTTTTCGCTTCATAGCGAAACGTATAGAAGAACCCCGGCACTACGCCGCGCGGGTCAATGAGCATACTGGTCATCTTGCCATATTTGGCGATAATATCGGCTTGATCACTCCCCTTAATGCCCCCCAGAATCTCGGTCGCGTGCCGTGCCCACAGTACCGACGAATCGCTCACGGGGGTGGTCGGAGAGGAACCAATCTGGTTGGTTAGAGGAACGAACGAGACCCCCAGTGTCGTAGGTAGTGTATTGGACGTCGCTGGCGCTCCCGTGGCGGGACTTTCCGTCGGAACCGAGTCGTGGAGTGCTCCCCGCACATTGACCCCGCCACGCAGGTACCGAGCGATAATCAGGTCGAGCATGTTATCGGGCATTGGGATACAAGTCCTTCTCGGTAATGATGACGAACTTCCAGCCTTTGTTGGCACAAAACGCTCTGGCCGCCGTCCACTTGGCTTGATTACGGGCATACTCGACGGCTTCGCGCAGATAGCGACGCTGATTGCCGCCGCGCGATCGCGTGACCGGTGGCGCGACCTGTTTGGACGGTTTAATCTCGACCATCCATGTTTGACGTTCGTTGTCTTTGGTTATGACGTTGACCACAAAGTCGGGGTAATAGCGATGCCATTTGCTGTCGCCCGTGAAGTAATACGGCACGGTCATCTCTTCGGACGCCCATTGCAGAATGCTTTGTTGCGTATCACAGTATTCCATGAAGGTGCGTTCCCAGGCACTACGGAACACAATGTTCTGTGGATTCCCGAGGTATTTGTGCGGGTTGCGCGGAAAGAAACGTCCTTTGAGTGCCATATATAGAATAAGATGCCCCTTCTATTTAGAGCGAGGATATATGGCAAGTAACGTCTTTACGCAATACCTAGACAACGGAGCGTATCAAAGTCGTTCGTTGAATAATCTACCGATTACATCTAGCGGATCTGTTCTTGCGTATCCCGAGGGGCTTGGGGGTCGTCTCGTTGAAGGCCGCACTCCACTTCAAACAATTCCGTTTACGCTGTTTATGCCGTATAAGAGAGCAGCCGCCGGATTGTATTCTACTCAAACGACGGATACGCTGTTTACCAACTTACCACAACCCACGTATGCGATTGCGTTGCCAACGCCAACCAGTGCGTTAAAGACCGATTATACAGCTACGTATAGCGAGTTTAAGTTGGGTCAGGCATTGGGTGCTGCGGGAAATGTATTAGCAGAGCAGGTGGGTAAAGTACAAGCAAACAATGCCGGTCTTGGAACTTTTGCTACGGGTCTGGGTGAAGCCGTGGCAAAAACCGTGGTAAGTCAAGGTGCAATAGGAATTCAATCGGCCGTGTCAGGGGCGATTAATGACTTTGCAAATCAAACTGGTGGGTCAAATGCGTCACAAGCGTTAAACGTGTTTTTTGGTGTGGCTGATAATCCGTATACCGAAAACATATTTCAAAATATGGGGTTTCGAACCCACACATTTTCGTATGTGTTTATGCCACGAAGTCTAAATGAATCTTTGATTATTGACGACATTATTACGGTGTTCAAGTATGCAATGCATCCAAGACCCGGAACGGGTGCACTGACAAGCGCCGGAGGGTTTTTTGATTTTCCGTTTGAATTTCAAATTACACACTCTATTCAAGATACGACGTTTACGTTATTGCCGTCGGTGCTCGAATCGTTAAATGTAGATTACAGTGGTGGCGCCGACAGTCCAAAGTTATTAGTGCCACAAAATAACAAACAACAGTATCCTGCCAAAATTACGTTAGATATGACGTTCAAAGAAATGGTATTACTGACACGAGATCGTATTACGGGAGATAAAGCACGAATAGACCCAATTGTTACCAATATTGAAGGAACAGCGCCTACGGGATTGCGGTTTCGATTCTAACTGAGTAGTATATGCGATACTTTCAAAATTTTCCCGCCGTTAAATATCACACCACCGAAATTATTAATGGAGTGGCCCAAGAGTTTGTGCGTACGGTGCCAAATATGGCATTGCAATTTTTAGTTGATTTTGAAGCGGGGTCTTATGAAACGTATATAATTCAAGACCGTGATCGGCCCGATACTTTGGCGGCCCAATGGTATGGATCGTCCGAGTATGCTTGGGTTGTAATGCTATCCAATGGCATGAAAGATTTGTATGATTGGCCAATGAGCGAGGTGCAATTTTATAATTATATGAATATGAAATATGAATCTGCGCCTGGAGCCAATAACGGCGTGACAGCAAGTAATTCGCAAGTTTATCAATATTTGTGGCGAGAGACGACAACTAACCAAGAGTTTGTGGTGGACGAAGAATTGTATAATAACCAAATGCCGTCAACACGCCGCACCATTAGCATATTTGATTATGAAACGTCATTAAACGATCAACGACGGGCTATTAAACGGTTATCGCTGCCAACATTTCAGCAATTTGTATCGCAATTTAATGCATTGGTAAAATAAGATGACTGTAAACTCTTCTGTGGCCACATCTCCCGCAGCCGATAAAACGGTTTCGATGGATCGGTTGCAACTATTATCGCCGTTGTTGCTCAACCCTACTGATCCCGACTTAAAAAAAATAAAAGCAATTCTTGATGATGTGCGGTCATATGTCAACCGCATTGACATTTTTGAAGATATGTTTACGCCAGGATTAACGGGACAGGTATATTTTAGAGATACTCAATCTCTTACTAACTTAGCATTTATGCGAGGACTAGATCAGTTACGGTTAGAATTTTCGGTGCCAGATAGAGAAACAGGACAACGACGAAAATTTGGACCACACGGGTTTTCTGTGTATAACCAATCTAATCGGTCGCCAGTCAATAGAGCCAATGAAGAATATACGTTAGGCATTTGTAGCCCTGAAGTTATAACTTCTACTGGCAGAAAAATTTCTCGTTCTTATTGGGACAAGCCTGAGAATATTGTTCGAGATATTGTAGAACAACCATATGGATTAGCTAGTACAAAAAAGTTTGTTGAACGAGAACCCACAAACAAAGAAATACGGTTTGTTGTGCCATATATGCGGCCGTTGGAAGTTATTCAACTTCTGATGCTACAAGGACAAACTGCAACCAATGAAACCAACTACATGTTTTTTGAAACATTAGAAGGATATCATTTTACATCATTTCGTCGATTGTTAGAACTTGCAAAACAAAATCCAGATATTCCTACACTATATACGGAGCTTGCGGGATTACGCGACCAAGGCAACACTAAGACGCGAATTAAAGCCGAACAATTACAAGTCGTTTCTGGATTTGATATCATGTATGCGTTAGCGCGGGGATATTTTTCTTCTGTGACTATCGGACCTGATGTATTATCAGGACAGTGTAGTGTCGAAGTGTCTAGTATTGCGCAAACAGGATCCACAGTAGAATATGCCGACCGCCAAAAATTAAATCGTCGAGATTTTTATCCCCCGATTATGGGGCAAGGCACACCAGCAACATCTCGCATATTTTTAATTCCTACAACACATATTAGCGCAAAAAATCCTAGAGTCACTGACTTAGATCCCGATGCGCAATACCGCAACAATTTTATTGCACAAACGTTAGATGGCCGAAATCGCGAATTGCTTGGGTTACAGTTACGATGTGTTCGTGGTAGTGTGGCCGGCGCTCCAGAACTTCATGCGGGAAGCATTGTTAATATTGAATTTCCTACAACAATTAACAATAAAAATCTTGGCGCACCCGTTATGGATATTGCGTCGGGTCGATATATTATTATTAGTGCAAAACATTCGCTGGTCAGTGATGGAAAAGGTCAGTCATTTTTGTACGAAACCACATTTGAAGCCGTAACCGATTCTTTGTTGTAGTCTAAATATTTTGTATGGAGTTTCAAGAAAACCACCGCATTGGCTCAATTAGCGCCCATGACTTTATGGGTAAAAATGGGTTCTTTTGGTGGATTGGTGTGGTCGAAGACCGCAACGACCCGTTGAAGATTGGTCGAGCGAAAGTGCGAATCTTTGGCTATCATACCTCTGACCAGACGCTATTACCTACCGAAGAGTTGCCGTGGGCACTTCCCGTTGCACCATTAAACAACCCATACGGCGTGAAGTCTCCCGCAGAGTCCTCGTGGGTCTTGGGGTTTTTTCTGGATGGTCAAATTGCACAACAGCCAGTCATGCTTGGAGTATTGCCTGGTGTGCGAATGCGCGATGTGATTGACGCGAAGCAGTTTAATAGGTATCCCGAAATGGACATTTAGAATGCGAGGAAATAGATGTCGCCACTAACCAAAGAAGAGCTAGAAGACCCGGATGTAACTGTTCCTCCAGTGTCGATGGTCGAACCAAGCCCACTGACCCCCACAGGGTCACCGCCGGCACCCGCGCCGCCATTACCGAGTGCACAACCCACATCTGCGTTAAACAAAAATACGCGGGTATTTCGCCCCTATCAGACCATTTCTCCTACCGCCTCGGTATTAAATGCGCTCACGGTTACGGATACCACCGGAGGCACCGGCACACCCACGGGGTCCGGTGCGCCGGCGGTCGGTGCTACGGTATCGCGTGCCGGAGCATTAAAATCGGCGATTGCTAAAAATGGGGCCATAGCCGCAGCGGTTGGAATGGGGAGTGGATCCGGCTCGATTGAAGAAGACGCCCCGTCGTATAATCCAACATATCCATATAATACGGTATTGGTTGAATCCGAAGCTGGGCATCTTATTGAAGTTGATGATAGCCCTGGCGCCGAGCGGATACACATTTATCATCGGTCGGGGTCGCACATTGAAATGCGACCCGATGGTGGTGTAAAGTATAAGTCTGTAAAAAAACGTCAAGATG